GTTATTTATTGCTATGATTGTGCTTTGGTTGAAACGTCGTAAATAAATACGTCGTTCTTGCCAGTAAATACAGGGTAAGCGTACATTTCATACGCTACATAACGACCGTTGTCGTTTCGCCACTGCGACACAAGGTTGTCAAAGTAGGTAGTATATACCTTATTCGGTACGGGGTCAATGGCTTCGAGCGGGTCTGACACCTTCAATACAGCTACCTTATCAGCGCACATGGCAACAAGGCGTGAATCCTTAAATAGCGATACGGCAGTACCGTTGTTCAGGACCCCCTTGTCGCCTACTACCTCGATAGGGGCATGCCCTAAACCGATAAGATAAGCGTTCACGGTATCTATTCCAAGAAGAGGAGCGGTGTTAGTCTTGATGTTACCAAGATTAACTCCAATCAAATCCTTGAGCTGCTTGCATTGACAGATAAGAGATGCTGTCGCCTTGCTTACTCTGAACTTAAGAATGCTCTTCCCTTTGCTGTCAGCCCAATCTTCCATCAGCTGGATAACGCCAAGGATGTCCATGGTTGCCAGCGTAGCGGCGCTCCACACTACCTGAGTAGCTGGTAGTATCTTCTTCTCTATACCGTTAGCCAAGCCTGCCGACCAAACAACACCGCCAGTGTTGTTTGTCTTAGTGAGAGTCACTTGACCGTCGGACAGTCCTTCATAGTATTGAGCCAGGATACGCCTGTGAGGGGCGATAGCGGCCAGTTCATAAGGATTAAATAGATACTTAACAAGAGCTGCATACTGCGATTGACGCTGTACGGTACTCATGTTAGCTTGCCTGTCGCGGAATCTGTTTTCCATGAACATATAGCGCTCAAGGCGATCGTTGTCAATTTGCCATTCATCGCCCATACGTGCCAGCGTACCGGTCAATTCCCCGATGCTTGGCATATCTCTTTTGGGACGACCGCTGTTCTTGTCAATTACGGTACCCAGCATAGCGGCGGCGTAATCAGCCGTAGCAGCGGCGTATGTCTTTGATGCCTCGTACTCGACTGGCATTTCCTTATCCCAACCTACCTGGTAGGTTGACGTTTTCATATTTTCATTGATGAAAGCATCAAACGCTTTAGGATTCTGGATTTGTTCTAATATTGTAGCCATGGTCGATTAGATATTAAGGAATTGACAAAATGGAAGGGCAGCCCTGATGGCTGGGGTCACGCCCTGCGGAAGCGTAGTTTCAACAATTCCGTCGGCGCGGAACATGACAGATACCGTTGGTTCAGCATCAATTTCAACATCAACTGGGCAGAGGCCGTCAGGGTTTACAGGATAGGAGTCCGCAGCCACTCCGGCAGTTTCTTGCTCAATAGCAGCAGCAAGGGTCCCGTTCGATTCAACTGGAGTCACAACAAGTGTAGGTATAGCGCCCACACCTGCAACCTTTTGAGTGAAGATTACCTTGACTCCGCTGTAAGTGATATCGAAAACCGAAGTAAGAGCAAGTTCCTGCTCCAGGACGTTATCGAGATTTGCAGCCGATGCAGATGCTGAGGCACCAACAACAACCTTACCTGCTCCAGCTGTATCTGAAAACTCGAATTCAATCCCATTGATGGAGATTTTATCACCGGCAGTTGCGTTGGCTGTGATCGAGAGCTCATAGACTCCCTTGACACCGCCTGCAGATGCCTTGCCGTAAGTTTGCAGCACACTATCTTTCGCAAGAGCTCCGAGAGATCCCGCATCGATAGTAAAGCTGTCATAGGCTGCATTCGATGTGTCGATTGCGCCAACTACTACGGCCTTCGTTCCAATACCAAGCACGTCAGTTGCAACAAGCAACGCGCCTTTCTTTATTTTCGCAACTGTCGACTCTGCTGTTATAGCTTCGTGCAGTACAGCAGTCTTTACAACAGTGGCGGTTCGCTCGGCGTGGTCAACTTTCAGAAAAGTACCGCGCGGCAGCGTCTTGAGGGCGTCTGGCAGCTCGGTAGTGGACAGCCGGAATCCCCCGTCAAAGGTCTTAGCAGATGCCACATCCCACATGTGGGTATAGCTGTTACCGCTTTGATCTGTTACACTGTAATTCATAATTAAAGGTATTAATAAGTTATTGTTTACTTGGCTCGGCGTTAATAGCCTTCATCGACTCGATAAAGGCCTCCTCGTCCGTTTTGTTACTAGCATTAAAGAGAGGCTTCGGTTGCCCCAGTAGCCCCTTTGTCGCTAGCTCTTGATTAAACGCTGCGATGTCCGCTTCCGCCTCGGCAAGATACTGAGTGAACTCCTCGTCGCTATCAAAGCGCATCCTTGAAAAATCCTTCAACTTTTGCGCTTTAAACGTGTCGGGTACACCTGTCAGCTTCTGCTCAAGTAGTTGAATTCGGGTCTTAACAACCTGCTGGCCCTCAAATGCCTGAAGCTTCTGCTGTAGAGGTTCTACAGCAGCCTTTACGGCCTGAGCGACAATAGCTGCTATGTCGCTTGGTTGTCCGCCTCCGTCGCCATCAGTGCCGCCACCCGGCTGCGGCTCTTTCTTCTCAACGAAGTTGTACTTTTTTTTGAGGTTCAATTCATAGGTCTTCGCCCCGTCGGTCACCTCTTTGTCCACGGCTGAGCGCCAGTCACGAATAAACTCGCTAACATTATCAGCAGTTAGCTTTTCAACAATGGCTGTAGCTTCTTCTTCTGTGGTGGCTTGTAACGATAGCGCTGCGGCTAATTGAGAAAGCCCATCCTTACGCGCGCCTGCAAATTTTGAACTCAGTAGCGCGATCAATTTTTCTTTCATGGTACAAATATTATTATG